TAGGTATTGTGCTACAATACTTGTATTGAAACTGATAAACAGGACTAACAAAATGGCTCGCTTTCAACGCCCGATTCTGAACTTTATTGCCGACGATGTGTGGGCGGCAAGTTGTGCGGCTCAACGCATCAACGGTGCCTACATCAAACAGGTCCCTGTTGACCAAAAGGGTGACACCAATCGTCAAATCGTTGACATGTTTCTTGGTCAACCTGATCTGATCCAACAAGCAGACCGCGACCTCGCCGAGAAGGTTCGCACGTACTACAAAGGCTTTACCTTTAAGATTCTGAAAGGTATCAAGCTAAGTGATTTTGACAACACCGCAATGGTTATCGCTAACCGTGATGTTATTGAGTCCAACTATGACCTCGCTGTCATTTGTTCTCTCCCTAGTTGCTATGAACGCGGTTCCAAGCGTGACCAACTGAACCAACGACTTGAGTTTGCTAATGGCGGCACCGTCGGTGTACCCGGCAATAAGATTCGCATTGAAGGTGCTGAGGTTATCAAGTGCAATTTTTCGCAACAATATAACACTCACTTTGTGTCCTGTATCACAAAAGAAGATCAAGTGGTCTTCTTTGCACTGCGCAAAGATGTACCGGTTGGTCAAGTTATCAACATCGAAGGTACTGTCAAGGTACATCGTGACCGTAACACTACTCAACTCAACCGTGCAAAGGTTTATTACTAAAATGCAAATTCAATTCAAACACAAATATCAAGTTACTATTGCAGACCTTTTGTGGAATGCACAAGATGAAAAGTCTGTAAAACTAATTCTGAAAACATTCGGCAAGCATGGTCAAGAAGTATATAACATGATGATTGCAGAAAACCTCGATGAAGTGACTGAAACTAATCTTGCCGAAGTGGCACTATCTAAAATTTTTACTAAGGAGTAAATATGGGACTCGATATGTATGCATACACTGGTCGTCCAGGTCAACGTGATGAATTTTATGAAAAATCTCATTGGGATGAAAAGACTAATGAGTTAGTAGGTCCTGTAAGTAAGCCAGTAGAAATTGCTTATTGGCGTAAACATCCTTCATTGCATGGTTGGATGGAGAAACTTGCGGAACGAAAAAATCTAAAGTACAACAGTTTCAACGGTGTTGAACTTGAACTAACTTGGGAAGACATTGATGAACTTGAACAAGCGGTTCGACATGGACAGCTTCCATTCACTGAGGGGTTCTTCTTTGGCAAGCCGGCTGATAATGTTTACTACGAAGAAGACCTCAAGTTTTGTGTTGATGCTAAGGCAGAATTGTTTTTAGGCTTCAAAGTATTTTACAATTCAAGTTGGTGATTGGGGTTGACAATAAATCGGCTCGGTGCTATAATACTTGTATAGATTGATTAAAGGACACACATGTCAGCTAGTTGGATTAACAAACTGAACGAATCAGATAGCCGTCTTCACAAAGAGGACGTTCTCAAGCAGGCTCTTGAGGCTGCTACCCTTGGCAGTACCAATGCACAAGTATTTTTAGGCTTGCTCAAAGCTTGCTATAATCCCTATGTGACATTCGGTGTCAAGCAAATTCCCGACACTGTAGGTATAGTTGTCGCTGATAACCCTTGGCAGGCATTTAATGAACTACTACTTCAATTATCTCAGCGCCAACTAACTGGTCATGCCGCACGTGATGCTATTCAAGAAATTGCAGAACGGTTTAACAGTGATGAATGGAATACATTCTGTGCTCCTGTACTGCGCCGCGACATGCGGGCAGGTATCTCGTCAACTACTATCAATAAAATCTGTAAAAAGACAAACTACGAAATTCCCTTGTTCGGTTGTCAACTAGCAACTAACAGTGAAGGTCGCCCTGAAATGAAGGGCATGAAACGGCTTGAGCCTAAGCTTGATGGCGTTCGTGTATTAATGACTGTTATCCCTAGCGACTTTGGTATTACTGTTGTTAGCTACAGCCGCAACGGCAAAGTCTTTGAGAACTTTACACACATCGAAGAACAAATTTCATTGAACTGGACAACGATGGTACGTGCATGTGCAGGTGTCGATCAAGGTCGTAGCCTCATTGATGGTTTTGTTCTCGACGGTGAAGTGATCGGTAACACATTCCAAGAACTCATGCGACAAGCACGCCGTAAAACTGATGTTCAAGCGGATGACAGTGTTTTCAACATCTTTGATATTGTACCATTGAATGAATTCCGTGAAGGGCATTGGAATGCTCAACTGAAAAAGCGTATTGCTTTGCTTGACAATATGCGCCCAGTAATTCAAAATATGCCTAATGTCGAATTGCTACCACACATCATGGTTGATCTTGACACTGCCGCAGGCAAAGACCAACTGGAGCGTTATGCCAAAGACAACGTGAACGCAGGCTTTGAGGGTATCATGATTAAGAACATGGATGCTCCTTATCTATGCAAGCGTAGCACTGACTGGATGAAGTGGAAGCCTACTATTACAGTAGACTTAGAGGTCGTAGGTGTTGAAGAAGGTACTGGACGTAATGCTGGTCGCTTGGGCGCACTTGTGTGTACTGGTCAAGATGATGGTAAAGATATTAGTGTCAACGTGGGTAGTGGTTTCAGTGATGCTGATAGAGATGACTATTGGATTAACCGCAATCTGGTTATTGGTCGAACCGCTGAGATTCTTTGTGACGTAATCACACAGAACCAAGATGGTACTTACAGTTTGCGTTTTCCTCGCTTTGTTAGATTTAGGGATGACAAATGAACAAAGAAAAAGTTATTTCATATCAAGTACGATGGTCTCAACCCTACACTGAATGGGTTGAAGTCAAAGCAGAAGAAACGGTCGATGTTACCGACTTCAAGGAAGCAAATGAACTGATTGAAAGGATTAAAAAATTATGATTAAAATTTTATTGGCGTTTGCAGTGATTTTTGGTTTGATATTTTTTGGTATTAAAGCCGTTCGTGAAATGACAGGATTGGAACAATGGGCTTTGACAAAATACTTGACTTATAGTATACTGTGTTCGCTGTTAGCGATTGCAGTGTTAATTTCAATCGTTGTTGTTTTTTAAGGAATCACTATGATCAATGATCGTTGGCTTAGGCCCTTGTATTTTGCATTGGGTTTTGTTTTTTGTTTTTATCTTTTTTCTACTGGAGTTATTTAAATGAATCGTTTTATTAAAGTTGGTTTTGTTCTCGCCGCAGTTGCCCTTACTTCTGCTTGTACTCGTATCGAAACTGGTGAGGTAGGCGTTCGAGTTGGCTTTGACAAACAGGTGCAAAGTGGTGAACTATTGCCCGGGTCTTTCAATCAGACATTTATCGGTGATGTACTAACATTCCCAGTCAAGGACGTTAACGTGGTCCTGGAGAATATGACTCCTGTAGCCAAAGATAACTCAACAATGAAAGACTTTGATGCTGTGGTTGTTTACAACATCAACTCACAAAATGTTGCCGAACTTTATTCAACCAAGAACAAATCGTTCCACGCTGAATTCAAAGGTGACACTTATGTGATGTACAACTATGTGGTTCAGAATGCTCGTAATGCTATCTACAAAGCCGCACGAAAGCACGAAGCATTGGATATGGCAGACAACCGCACTGACATGGAAAACTACATCAAGGAAGAAATTGTTCGCAACCTTGCTGAAGAAAAGTTGGACGGTTCCATTATGATCAGTCAGGTTATGATTCGTAATGTGGTTCCAAGTGACACAGTTGTTGAAAGTGCCAACGCATTGGTTCGTAGTAAGAACGAACTCAAGCAGAAGGAAGTTGAAGTTAAGACCGCTGAAGCTGAAAGCCGTCGTATGGCAGCATTGGCTAATAACTCAGGTGCTAGTATTGCATTCATGCAAGCACAGGCCATGTTGAATATCTCAGAAGGTATTAAGAACGGTCAAGTACAGACTATTGTGGTGCCAAGCAACTTCAATGCATTGATGATGCCTAAATAATCACAATGAATCTTGCTGACTATTTTGCACTAAACAGATATCACGGCAAGTATCAAATAGGAGACCGTATCATTGGAAAATGGCACGGTATCCCATTTGTGGGAACAGTATACAACGATAGCGTAGTCTCTGAAATTGAGGGGCCGAAGCTATCAGTGCATTCTGATTTGCCTATCAAGTATAAAGATAAGTACTATAACATTATCAACCCCAAGCACAAAGATATACGCAAACTTAAGGAAATAGGAGAAAAAGATGGTAACAATCGTAAAGCATGAATGGCATCAACACGATAGACAATATGCGATTGAACTGGATGAAGCACTGCTAAGTGAAATATATCCTGACTTGGATGAGGACGAGATTGCACAGAAACTCGCAGACATTGAATCAGGTGAAGTTGATTACGAAGAAGTTATCAATGATGCCTACGAAAATGATGTAGAGATTGAATGGGACTTTCAATACGATGACTGCTGGACTGACCGCAAAGGTGGTTATGATGTTACCTACGAACTAGGTGATGAAGATAGTTGGCATCACGAACCCGAACCTGACCCACCAACACACAAGTGTACCAACTGCAAGTGGGAAGGTAGTGAGTATGAAGCTGATTGGCAATGGCAAGACAAAGATGGCAATGACTTAGATGAACCTAAAAAGGTTTGTAAGTATTGCGAAAGCGATATTGCACTGACTGAGTTTGGCGTACAGAAGAAGAAAGAATCTGATGAACGTACTGCACGATGGCTTAAAGAAGCGGCAGAGGATGAGGAAGCTGTTCCTTGTTTCAGTTGCGGTATGATGCACAAAGAAAGTGAACTGCCTGAAGTCAAAGAAACTGGTTACTACTGTCCTGATTGTAATGAAGATTGGGTTATGATGGATAGCCGGGAAGAATCTAACGATGATTGACGATATTGTAGGAAAAAGCCACACATTTGAAGATGGCGATAGCATAACTATCACGCAAATAAAGATACGTGATGGCGGTATACCATGGGTAACATACCAAATTCAACAAGGCCCGGGCATACCTAGACGATTAGTTATGTCATTGATTGAATTTACAAACACATACGGGCATTTATTCGGGATAAGTGAAGACAATTTGCCTGACTTTCCTGACTAAATACTAGCTTATGAAAAAACTTTTAAGCCTTTCCAATATAACATTGTTGGTTGCACTGGCATTGAGTACAGTTGCAGCCTACTATAGTATTATAGGTTTAACTGCTATCTTTGCTGGAGCAGTTATTCCTATTATTATAATGGGTTCTATTCTAGAAGTAGGAAAGATCACTACTACTGTTTGGCTACGTAAGTACTGGCATCGTGCTAGTCTTTCTATTAAAATGTACTTGGTGCCGGCTGTAATATTACTTGCCTTTTTAACCAGTATGGGCATCTTTGGCTTTTTAAGTAAAGCACACAGCGACAATAACTTAGTATCAGGGGATGTGCAAGCCAAGATTGCAGTCTACGATGAAAAGATTAAAACAGCAAGGGAAAATATAGATGCAAATCGCAAAGCACTCAAGCAAATGGATGAGGCTGTGGACCAAGTTATGGGTCGAAGTCAAGATGAAAAAGGTGCGGACAAAGCGGTTTCGCTACGTAGAGGGCAGGCCAGAGAACGCACTAGACTACTTTCTGAGATTACAACCGAACAGAAAGTTATTGCCCAACTTAGTGAAGAACGGGCACCCATTGCCGCTGAAGTACGTAAGGTCGAGGCGGAAGTAGGACCGATAAAGTATATTGCCGCGTTTATTTACGGTGATGATCCTGATACAAATTTATTAGAAGCCGCTGTACGCTGGGTCATTATTCTTATTGTTATCGTTTTTGATCCATTAGCTATTGCACTTGTATTGGCTGCTAACTCAAGTAGAAAATGGGATGAAGAGGAAGAAATTATTCCCTTACCTGTAGCAGAAGTTAGTGATAAGCCGGTGCCAGAAGAAATAACTCCTGAACCTGAACCGATTGTTGAAACACCAAAACTTGAACCAATACAATTTGTTGATCCGGGTGAGCACCCAAAAGATTTTGATGACAAGATTACAGAAGAAGTGATAACTGAATCACCATTATCGGAACCAGATCCTGTTGTAAAAGCTGAACCAGAGAAGTCTTTACTAGAACAGCATCCGTACTTGACAGCAGGGTTCTCGCATTTTAAAGATTTAACTCCACTGGTTTATAAGCCCGAACCTGAAGTAAAAGCAGAACCAATAATTGAGATAACAGAGGATGAAATGGCAGCTACCGCTTCATCAGATATTAGAATATCATCAGAACCTGCATTCAAAGAAGTTGATGGCGGTTATGTCATATATGACGGCAAGATGATAGCAAAAGATGCACTTAAAGAAATGAAACCTCAACTCTTTAAGTTAACTGCTGATTTAGGTGTACCGGTATCTACTAGCTTTGGCACACATTTTCCTAAGATGGCACATAAAGGCGATACCTTCATTCGTGTTGATGCGCTTCCTAATCGTGTATTCAAATTTGATGGCAAACGTTGGTTTGAAATTAATAAAGATACAGTCGATGCATACTTGTATGACGAAAGCTATATCAAGTACTTGATTGCTAAGATTGATAACGGTGAATATGATTTGGATCTGTTATCAGAAAAAGAAAAAGAACAAATAGAATATTACCTTACTTCTAGCAAGTAACTAAGATTAACAGTATAATTTATACTGATAATTTTTTCATGATATATAAAGAATGACCCAAGAAAACAACAAAATAGACCATTGTTCCTTTTGCGGCAATCACAAAGATGTAGTCAAAAAGCTAATCGTAAGTGAGTCCGTAGCAATTTGTAGTGATTGTATAGACCTTTGCACACAACTTATAAAAGATGATCTAACTGTAGAAGTAGATAAAGATTTACCTCCTAACTTAGATCCAGTAGAAATCAAAGCATACTTAGACAAATATGTGATTGGACAAAGTTCTGCTAAAATGGTATTGAGCGTTGCTATCGCCAATCACTACAAACGAATTGAAAGTCCACCTAAAGACTTAGAAATTTCAAAGGGCAACATCTTGCTAGTTGGACCAACTGGATCAGGAAAAACACTATTAGCAAAGACAGTAGCAAAGTTTCTAAATGTTCCACTAGTTGTAGCAGATGCAACAAGTTTAACGGAAGCGGGTTACGTAGGTGATGATGTTGAATCAATGATTAGTATGTTAGTTAACGCAGCCGGTGGCGATGTTAAATTAGCTGAAAAAGGTATTGTGTTCGTTGACGAGATTGACAAAATTGCCCGCAAATCTGAAGGTACTAGTATCACAAGAGATGTAAGTGGTGAAGGTGTTCAACAAGCATTACTTAAACTAGTAGAAGGAACTACATGTCGTATCCCTGCAAGCGGTGGTCGTAAGCACCCCGGTGGTGACATGCTTGAAGTCAGTACAAAGAACATCTTATTCATTGCAGGTGGTGCATTTGTAGGATTGAAAGACATTGTAAAGTCACGCAAGAAGGGTACTACAATTGGATTCAGTGCGGCAATCAAAGCTGGCGATGAACAAGTAGGACTTGAACATGTTACTCCGGATGATCTAACACGTTTTGGAATGATTCCTGAGTTCATTGGTCGATTCACTACTACAGTAGCATTGGAAGATTTGAATAAAGAACAGTTGCTACAAGTGTTAACTGAAATCAAAAACAACTATATTAGCCAATATCAATATTTGTTTGACTTGGACAAAATTAAGTTGACATTTGAAGATACTGCACTTGAACAAATTGTAGATAACTGTTTGAAGTTGAAGACAGGTGCTCGTGGATTGCATACTGAGATTGAAAAGGCCTTGATGCCACATATGTACAACATCAAACAATATAGGAAAAACGAAGTAGCAGAAGTAGTCATTACCCGAGAGTTGGTACTGGCTCCGATTTCACTTGTCTGACCTAAATAGTATATTTTTTTGCGTATTTGTAATATAATAAATACGAGTTCAGATGCCGATGGTCGGGTCTGAAATCAATCGTCATACTTGCTTAATAGGAGAAAAACATGACAAAAACTTTATCCCTTCGTTCCCTCGACATTCCGTCAATCACTAAATTTGGTATCGGTTTCGATAACATGTTTGATGAATTGATGCGAATCAATAGTCAACAATCCCTCAACTATCCCCCATACAATATTGTAAAACAGACAGAAGATACCTTCTATATTGAAGTTGCTACTGCTGGTTTCCGTGAAGGAGAAATTGAAATCAATTTAGACAACCGTCTATTGACTATTAAGGGACGCAATGTACGTAATGAAAATGCATCGCATGAATACTTACATCGTGGAATTAGTAGCCGAGACTTTGAACGTGAGTTTACACTTGCTGAACATGTCGAAGTTGTCAATGCTAGTCAACAAGATGGCATTCTAACCATCTATTTGGAACGCAGAGTTCCAGAAGAAAAGAAGCCAAAAGCTATTGCAATTAATTACACTAAATAATATAATGTAATGTGTGTGCGGTCATCCGATCGCACACTTTTTGAAAGAAAATAAATGTCTAAAACAGATACTAAAGTAAAGATCAAACCTAACATCGCTCTACAAGAGCCTCCTCTATTCAGAATCATCTACATCAACGATGATGTGACTTCTATGGAGTTTGTTGTAGGGTCATTAATTGATTATTTCAACTACACTTCTGACTCGGCCGTGAATATCACACAAAATATCCATGCAGAAGGAAGTGCAATAGTAGCAATTCTTCCTTATGAGATTGCAGAACAAAAAGGCATTGAAGTTACTCTAGATGCTAGAGCACAAGGGTATCCGTTACAAGTTAAGGTAGAAGCAGAAGTTTAAACTTCTATGTCTATTCTCTTAGCCCAATAAGGATTTTTCTTATTATAAGGGTTACACAAATAGTTGATGTTATCTATAGTAGCATCAACTATTTTTCCATATGAGCCGTAAGCCCAGTGTGAAACTTTTGCTTCTAAGTCAGAAAGCAATGTCATTGTTAGTTCCGGTAAGACTGTAGCATCAGCTGGAACTTCGCCGAAATACATCTTTTCATTAGGCACACCGTTAGTCAACATCAATATCTTTTTCACATCCAGATGTTTCTGTAGTTTATCTATTGAACTCTTTAAGTATATTAGATCCTCGAATCTTCCTATACCATGCTTTTCTTCAAAGTCAGATTCAACCTCACCACCGTACCAGCCCGGACAACCTAATATGGCTACACCATCGATGATAACAACATGATGGTGCAACAATGCTACATTTCTAATTTTTTTACAAACACGAGAGATTTCTTTAATACGATTATCATAGTCTTCTATACCTTCGAATTCTAATGAACCCGGGGTATAGAAAACTCCTTGATAAAACTTAGTCAAGTGACTTAGAGTCAAAGCAATAGTTCTAATGTCATTGCTGATATTACCGGCAATTACACAGTATAAACTTGTTGCTTTGTTTTCCCAATTGAAACTATCGTTGGGAGATAGATTCAAGTCACTTATTAAGTCAAACCCAATTTTCATCTATTATTTAGCAACAGTCATTGTGGGTGCTTTAGCACGAGGTTTAGCAGGTGCTTTAGCTTTTGCGGGTGCTTTTGCAGGTGCTTTTGCAGGTGCTGCTGGCGCCTTCTTTGCTCTGGGTTTTGTTTGACGTTCCGCTTTGACTGGTTCCGCTACTGGTGCAGTAGCCTCAACTCGGTCGTCGGCTGACTTGCCGACTTCGGCGGGAGCTTCTACTACTGGTTCAACCTTTGCAGGTTCTACTACAGGTGGCACATCTACCTTGTAAGGTGCCTCACTTGTTGCTTCTTTGATAAGTTCTTTGTCTCTAAAAAAGAAGTACCAAACTCCTACTGCAACTACAGCTAATATAATAACTAATTCCATTGTATTCTCCTAAAAAAAAGTTAACATACTATTTAACGATAGCACACTTAATACTAAATTTTTGTACTAAATACATGTATGCCTAAGTCCAGTCTACTGTTAAGTATGATGTCCGAGGATTTGCCCAATAGAACTTTCCAAAAAAGATTGCGCTATAGGACAAGTCAGAAAGAGGTATTGGCTTTGTTTAAGGTCATAAACAAAGAGATATTCAACAACAAGTTACCAGTTCCTAGAATTGAAGTGATGCCAAATTGTAGAACTTATTGGGGATTGTGTCAAGCAAACGCATTAGTACTGCATTCTAATAAGTCTATATCTAATTGTACGATACGACTAATGGACAAATGGTTCTGTAAGCAATGGCTCATCACAACATTAGCACATGAAATGTGCCATCAGTATCAATGGGATGTAATAGGGTATCAGCGTTTAAAAGAAGGCCGTGATCCTCTTATGAGTCACGGCCCTAGCTTTTTCGTGTTTAGAGATAAACTAGCTAAACACGGAATATCATTGAAAAGATCACACGGGATGCGCAGATGGTTCAGGCATCAGAACCTCTTCAAGTGTTGATTATTTTCTTAGATTTGAATTTTCCACTACATTACCGAACTGGTCGACAAGAATAACATCTTTCTTACCCGTCTTACCAATACCGCGTGTTAGAGTAACACCTAGTGGACGAATGCCTGCAATACCCAATGAACCACCGTTTCGTGTACTGTCATTGCGTAGCAACCAGACCATCATATGACTTTCTGGAATCTCAGCGGCATTAGTAATAACTGCATGACATTCGACAGTCACATTGTTATCCACTTGTTTGAAGTGCTCTGGTTTGAATGTTTGAACGACAACACCACCTTTTGGATTCAAGTCAGCACCAAAGACTGCACTTAATGCTTCTTCTTCGGTAGGCTCCATAACAATCTCTTTGGACAACGAATACACGGGAACGGTACCCGTTCTCATTTTTCGTTCGCCGATTTGATTCAACTCTACAACACCGTCGTTGACTAGTTTGTCTAAGATGGCTCGGGCCCGCGCTCCAAACAAGTTGTCAGCACTTTCCCACATGTCAGCATCTAGCTTTTTAATACTGATTGGCAAGCTTCCTCTTTCACTAGTCAATACCACATCAGCTTTCTTACGGTCTGCTGTGTCACGGCCGGCAACCTCAACATTCGTGCAGTTGCGAATTGTCATTTTTTTACCGCGTGGATCAACGAATGTAACATTAGCCATGCCATATTTCTGAATCAATGATTGTAACAAGCTGGCAATTTCTAATTCGTTAGCAACACCAGCACTATTGTCACCTTGCTTACCGGTGTCTTTAACAACTACTATCACCGGGCTAGCACTAAACACTACTCCGCCCAAACTACTGATACCTGGATCAGCACTGAATTCTGGATCAGCTTCCGGCAACTGTTGTTTTAAGACAGCTAGAATTTCGTTAAGGATAGCAGTACGGAACTCATTCTTCTTTTGTCCTGCTGGGATTTGAACAAGAACATTGATCTTGTTACCGTTAATTTTGAAGTCTTCATAACCATTCTTACGAAGAACCTGTTCGACTTGGCCCCTAGTCACAGGTTGTGGTTGAACATCGACTTGACCGGGTTTGGGCTGGGCAGCTTGTTCAGCCAATATTGTTGCAAATTCGTAGTATCTCATGTATAATATCTCAAAGAGTTGATGAAGTGCTCATTATAGCACCGATTTAGTATTTATCGCAAATTATTTTTATAAAGGAAACTTATGAGTCTAGTCCCTATCGTATTAGAACAAACAGCCCGTGGTGAGCGTAGCTACGACATTTACAGTCGTTTACTGCGTGACCGTGTCATCTTGCTTGAGGGTGAAGTTCATGACCAAATGGCAAACTTGATTGTTGCCCAATTGCTATTCCTAGAGAGTGAAGATAGCGGTAAAGATATTAGCATGTACATCAACAGTCCTGGTGGTAGCGTTACCGCTGGTATGGCAATCTATGACACTATGCAATTCATCAAGCCTGATATTCAAACTATTGTTATGGGACAAGCATGTAGTATGGGTAGCCTGTTAGCACAAGCAGGTAGCAAGGGAAAGCGTATGATGTTGCCCAATGCACGACATATGATTCACCAGCCAAGCGGTGGCGCTCGTGGTATGCAAAGTGACATCGAAATCAGTTACAAAGAAATCACATATCTTAAAAAGCGTTTGACCGAAATCTATGTCAAGCATAACAGTGCTGGAAAGACATATGAAGAATTTGAACGAGATATGGACCGTGACAAATTTATGAGTGCTGAGGAAGCACTTGAATACGGATTGATCGACAAAATCATAGAACATCGAGGTTGACAATAAATGGGTTTGGGAGTACAATACTTGTATTGACACTGAAACACAGGAGATTGTAAATGGCTACTATTCAAGAAATCAATGCTACCATCATCGGTGGCGCTTTTACGAATGACCAACTGGATAGCATTCAAATGGCTATCAAGTTTGCTAAATCCCAACTCGCTACTAAAGCCAAGTTTACTCTGGTCAAAGGTTCGCAAGTGAAATTCACTTCAAGCAAGTCCGGTCAGACTGTACTTGGTACAGTTGAAAAAGTAAATCGTAAGTATATAATCGTCCGTGAAAGCGGAAAAGCATTTAGCACATGGAGAGTGCCTGCTAACATGTTGCAAGCGGCTTAATTTTAACTTCAAGGAAAAATCATGGAAAAAGTTCTAGTTGTGGTTGGTGCAATCGTTCTCGGTATTGCTAGTCTGTTGTTACTCAGTTTCTTATTGAGTTGGCCAGTGTACATGTTGTGGAATGGTTGCTTAGTGGGCGCTGTTGCAGGCGTTAGTGAAGTGACTTGGTTGCAGGCTTGGGGCCTGACTGTGTTGTGTGGATTCTTGTTTAAAACAACTAATGTGAGTAATACAAAATGAGTAAAGTAAACGAATTGTACATGGATATCGAATTGATGTTGGAGCAGGGTACCCACCCCTCAACAATCTCCGCGGTTCTTGATGTGCCGGTTTCTTGGGTTTATGAGGTGTTGGAAGATGCCGAAAAATCCGATGAAGATTTTAGCCCCTTTATTACAGTCAATAGTTAATACTGTAGTATTACTTTTTGGCGAACTAAAGTACTCATTTTCACCCCACAGGGGCTTCAAAATCGATAGAACCTTCAGGAACTCATACTGATACACTTCTATCGATTTTAACCAAAATTTGACAATAAATCAGTTTGGGTCTATACTAGAGGCTTAGACAGTCAAACAACAGGAGTTAAACATGAAAGCATTGAACGCATACATTGACCAGAAGAATCGTTGGAACGCAATCTTCAAAGGTACTCAGTATGAAGTCTCTACAGCCGAAGGTCGTAAGCGTGTGGCACAATCCATTGATGGTGAATTGAGTCCCGAAAACTTGACCTGCGACGGTGAACTTCCCCGTAGTCAGGTACAAGCCCGTTATCGTCAATTGACCGGAGCTGCAAAGGATCTTATCAAGCTGGATCCTAGCGTTGCCCAATATATGTACGAATTCTCCGAAATTTGACAATAAATGGATTTGGGTATATAATCATTACATAGACAGTCAACTAAAGGACACAACATGACCAAGCAATTCGTACAAGTTAGCGCCCACAAAGACAGCAACAACTTTGCTTACTGTAGCAACCTGAGCCTGATGGCAAACGATGGTCTGAGTGCCGAACAAGCCCTGCGTAAATTGCAGGTCATGGCCGATGAATACGCACTGAACGGGTACACCATTGAGTGGATCCGCAATGATTTTGACGCCGTAGAAGAAGAAATGTACGGTGATTTGTTCGCCTAAAAAGGTTGACAATAAATGGATTTGGGTATATAATAGAATCTTAGACAGTAAAGAAAAGGACTTGAAAATGCGTACAAAAACTGTGATTGACGGCTTCAAAAATTCTCAAAAATTCCGTATTATTTTCAAAGGTGATGGTTCTGAAAATGATGTTGGTTTCTATATGACAGTCAAACAAATGACCGAGCAATTTGCTACAGTTAATGCCCGCACACTTTGCTGGGACGCAATGCTTAAATTGGCATATTTGCGTTATGAAGCCAACCGCAAAAACGAACCCATCCCAACAGGCCTCGGTGATACCTTCCGCGGAAAACAAGTTCAAGTTGATCTGGTGTAATTTGACAATAAATCGTTTTGGGTATATAATAGAATCTTAAACAGTCAACTAAAGGAAACGAAATGGCTTACTTCAATCAAGAACGCAAACAACAACGTGCCCCAGTTATCAAGGCTATCCTGAAAAAGTACGGTGTCAAGGGTTCGCTTGCTGTGCGTAATCACATGACTTTTGTGCTGAACATCAAGTCCGGCAAGATTGACTTCATCGAAAACTATATCAAGACTGACGAAAACAAGCACTATGGCAATAAAATGTCTGTTGACCAAGTTGCTTCCATTCGCAAAAATCGTAGCCTGGATGTTAACCCCTACTGGTATCAGGAACACTTTGACGGTAAAGCTAAGTCTTTCCTGAAGGAAGTGTTCACTGCAATGAACAAAGGCAATCACGACAATTCGGACGTCCAAACTGACTACTTTGATGTGGGTTGGTATGTGGATGTGAACATCGGTTCTTGGGACAAGCCCTACACTGTTTCTAACTAAGGAGAAAATTCATGAACACATATAAAGTAATGGTTAAGTGGAAAGACGAGCCCGGCGCTGGTTTTAGTTATGTACATGTCAATGCCGACAACCCGTTTGCGGCAATTCAAATGGCAAGGTCCATGTATGGTAGGCTCTTGATTTCGGAATCTGCAATTCCGGTTTACTGAAATTCGGGCAAACAAATGGTTGACAGTTATTACGCCCGGTGTTATAATAATAACTGTCGAATGACAAACTTTTATCAACCCTAGTCTAACAGTAAGGAAACTATAATGGCTAATCAAACTTTCAAAGTTGTCGGTATTACTACACATGGCGATTCTACAAAAATTCGCTTCACAGACGATATGGTTCGCCGTATCAAACAATTCACTAAAGGTGGCGCATCCCGCGTTGACTTCATTGAGTTGCCATCAGAGATGACCAAACTTGAAGCACTCAAGTATATGGCAACTCAACCTGAATTCGCTAGTGCAGGCGATCAGGCAACTATTGCTGATTGCATTGAGGACCGTGTCAAAGAAGCAAATAAAGGTACTGTCAAGGTTAAGACAACTAAGTCACCTAAGACAACCAAGCCAAGCATCGATGCTATCAAAGCACGTGCTAAGAAAACTAAGGAAGTGTCCGCAACAGAAACTCTTGCGGAAGTCGAAGACGCTCCTTTTTGATTACTAGGGCTCAGGCCCTGTTAATATGAATCTATCTACATTTAGGCGTTCGTTTAATCCACGTAAAGAGTTTGATCCTGCAAATAAAAAAGATTTGCAAGAGTTTAAGTTCTTTAAGAAAAATGGTAAATGGAAAAACGGTTGTCCATTCTATTTAGAAGATCCATTCATTGATATTCCGGCAATGTGTGAAAACAAATTCACAAGCTACATGCTAGAAAAGATGAAATAAGAAAAGCCCCGAAAGGGGCTTTTCTGTTAGTATCTAAATCTTACGTTAGAATGGTTTAGTAGCAGTTTGTGTAACTGTACCATTGTTGGTCACAGTTTGTATACCTGATGTATCTGTAGTAACTGCCGCACCCAACATCAGGTATTTGGTATTAGCCAGGCTAGTTAATGGTGCTATTGGTGCTGTAACTGTGCTACTGGTACTGTTGTACACAGCCGTGCCCACTGTAGCACGTAAATTGGTTATGAAACCGGGCCAATAGCCACCGTAGAATCTACCTATCCAGTTACAAACACCCGTATAATCAAGATTGTTTACCTGTGTTCCACCACTAACACTGGTTCCGCCTGCGGCACCGGTAGCACGATTGCAGGTTACATAAGAACTGGTATTGACGAAAGTGCCTATCCACATTGTTTCTACTTGAGTACCAGCATTACGATTTAATATGATATACTGCCACTTGTTAACTTGCAAGGTGTTGACAGGAAAAGTATAAGTTCTAGCACCCAATCCACCATATTTGTCTAAAGTAAATGACTGAGCATCAGTGTTGAATAAACTTAGAGCACCTGATTGATCTGTAGCAACGAATGCCTTTTGAGTCGCATAGGTACTGTTGTTATAGAACCAACCTTCTATAGTATATGCCCCGGATCCTAGAGCAAAGCCCGGCGACATACTAAGATACTGACTGCTTCCGTTGAACTGTAGACTACCGGCAAGAGCAGTGTAACTTACACCACTAGCTACATTATTCATCATAGCCATCATTGCGCCACTCATTATGCTACTCCAGTACCGTTAATGAACCAAGTATCACTCGCTACTTTCATTAGTGTTGCCATACCGTAAGTACTTACAACTCTGTTGCCGGCAGTTGCGTTGCCTCCCATATACAATGTTACACCTGATGCCGCATTGACTAAAATGTTGCCTGCCGCTTGAACAACGATACTAATTGCTGTACCTGTAGCAAATGCTACGTTAGCGTTAGTTGGAATAGTCAATGTCAAGTTACCAGCAGTAGTTGAGTAGTAATGCTTACCTGCATCGGCTAATGCAAATGTAGCGTTACTTGCGGACACTTGAGGAATATTTAAGTAACCAATAGCAAAACCATTTGTGTTACCAGTGATGTTACCTGCCGTTGAGATGTTACCAGCAACACTTATTGTGTTACCATATGTAACTTCTTTGCTAGTAGCATTGTAGAACATAACTTCAGCAATATTTGAAGTATCATTGCGTACTGGTGATACAGTGAATGTATTTGCTGTAGTTTGATTTAAGTTTGCGCCAGTTGCATTCAATATGATTGAATTATTACCTTGACTTGTAATACCAGCATTAGCACCAATTGCTATTGAGTTAGTGCCTTGTGTAGTTTGACCAGCATATAATCCAATAGCAACCGCTTGAGTGCTTTGGGCATTTGAGCCTGCACTGTGACCAATAGCCACTGCGTCATCACCTTGTAAAGCAACACCGCCACCGGCATTTTGTCCAATTGCTACTGCGGTTGATCCTTGGTCTGCACCGGCATTTTCTCCAATTGCAACACTTTGATTGCCTTGACTATTTGACCCTGCACCAGATCCAATAGCAACAGCACCTATACCTTGTGCATCAAAACCAGCCGATCTACCAATTGCTACTGAATTGGCGCCTTGAGTAGTGTTACCACCAGCATCTTCTCCGATTGTTATTGATGACGCGCCTTGACCACCTTGACCAGCATTTTTACCAATTGCAATTGCGGCATTGCCTTGACCGTCAAATCCTGCATTTTGACCTAGGGTTATTATAGTAGGTCCACTGTTACCATCTTTATCTTCTATTTGTGCCCAAGTAACGTTGCCGCCACCTAAGGACACTTGAGTGCCATTAGCATAGTTAACAGCAAAAGTATTACCTGGTAATCTTAAATTACCGGTATTGTCAAAGAGCCAGTAGTTTACTGTAGTTGCGTTATTACCTACAGCAATCAATATATTTCCTTCGCCACCACCTGGGTAATTCATTGCTATTGTTGTAACACTATCGGG